TCGTTTTAACGTGGCTTTTGCCTGTGCAGCATAAGCGTTAATCATTTGAATCTGAGTTCCGTTTACTTTGCCATACATAGGCATCAAACGTTCAGCCAAGCACCAACGCAACGCCATTGAATAGCCTTGCGGCAAGCTGACTTCTTCATAAAGATTGCCGTAGCGCGTAAACAAGGTGTTTGCAAACAAGTGCATTTCACCTTGCGAAGGGCTAGGCCAGACAAACAAGTTGCCTGAATCTTCATTGGGGTTGTAGTAAATCGCTTTAGGCCAAGGACCGTTCAACGTCTTCAGACCAATCATTTGATAGTCTTGAAGCGCCAGCACAGAAATTGGGTAGTCCAAACCACCGCTGTTGATTGGCTGACCGTTAGACGTTGTGTTCACACGAACAAACGCTGAATCAATGTTCAAAGGCTTTTGGTAGTTGGCAGTGATGGTCGTAGCAGCCACAGTTTGTGGGATGTTTACGCGATAAGTACCAGCTTCAATGACGTTACCGCCAGCGCCTGTGATGCTGCGGATAATCTTTGTGCCTGACACAATGCCACCACCACTTAGCAACTGACCTTGTGCCACAGCGCCTGAGTTGACGCTAGTAACAGTCAGAATGTCGCCAGCAATTGAGCCTTCAAAAGAAGCGCCAATAAAGTTGGTGGTTTCTGGGTATGGGCCAAGGCTGTATTGGACTTGGTTTTGAATGACAGGGAAAATGATTTCCGTGACGTTGAAAACCATCATGTTCTCGTTTGACCATTGGTCAACCAAGTCATTCATCATTTCAAAAGCGTCTTGGGCTGCTTCAGGCGTGGGTGTTTCACCAGCTTCTAATGCGCCAATGTCTTTTAATGCCCTGCTAATGATTTCAATTGGCTTTGTCATTTCATATCCAATGTGAAGACCTGTGGAACCCAGGGCGGCAAGACCTTCTGCGTCTTCAATGCTTCAAGCTGTTCCGTTAGGCATGATTCTATGATATTTTTACCGTATTGAACAGCCTCTTGCTTAATCCAGCCAGCAACAACTTGCTCCGTCACTTGCTCAAATGGCACAGACAAAACAGGGTCGCCAAACTTCCAATGGCCTTCTGTTTCCACAGTCTTACCATCTTCTGACAGCGTAACGTGGTATTTCGCTTGAGTAATCAAACCATCTTTGGCTTGAAGTTCAAGAATTTTCCATTCAAACATGGTTTTCCTTTAAAGAACAACCCAACGCGAACCGCTGGCAATTGTCACAGTTTGGCCTGAAGCAACTGTAATTGGGCCAGCAGACATGGCGCTTGAACCGCTTGGGATTGAATAGCTTGCTGCAACCGTTTGGCTGTTAATCACAATGCCATTCGTTGCGTTGACCAAAGCCCCTGTCACCGTACCGCTTGCAGTTACGTTTGGCGAACTTGTTGTGCCTGTGCTTGGGTTGTATTGCAGTTTAGTTGACGATACATCTTCACCAGTGATTGTGCCTGTTGTTGCACTTGTAAACGTCAAATAGCGCGTGGCGTTTGTCGTGGTGTCGTCAGTAATCGTGATGCCAGTTACAGGAGCAGCCGCCCAAGATGGCACACCAGCCGCCAAGGTCAAGATTTGACCGTTAGAGCCAGCCGCCAGCAGGGTTGTAGAACCTGAACTTGCCTGATACGGCAAAGAACCAGCAGCACCGCCAGCCAAGTTTGTGGCTGTGGTTGCGCTTGTCGCTGTTGCCGCATTTCCACCAATCGAAAGGCTTGAAGCCGTACCTGTCAAACCCGTACCAGCACCAGTGAAGCTGGTTGACGTTAAAACGCCCGTAGATGGGTTGAATTGGTACTTGGTAGAGCTGACATACTCAGTTGACACTTCGCCCGTTGTAGCGGATGCAAACAGCGGGTAGCGTGTTGAGTTTGTGGTTGTATCGTCAACAATCGTGATGGCTGACGCTGGCGTTGTCCAAGTTGGCGCACTTGAGCCGTTTGAAGTCAAAACCTGACCAGTTGTGCCAGCAGACAAGAACGCAGTAGCGCCTGCACCAGACTGATAAGGCACATATCCAGCGCCACCACCAGCCAAGTTTGTAGCTGTACCAACAGAAATTGTGCTTGGTGCTACGTTTTCCCAACGAGACTGAACACCGTCATAAACCAACAAATCATTATTTGCAGGGCTAACAATTTCAACGTCACCTTCATATTGACCTAGCTTGCCGCCAAATGCAGGTCGAATAAACAACGAGCCAGAACCGCCAGACGCAGCGTTTACAACCGCGCAAACCTGAACTTTAGCGTTTGGTGCAAGTGGAACTGTCTTTGTAAGACCGCCTGGCGTGGTTGGGTCATAGTAAAGAATCTGTCCATCAACCCAAGCCTCTGCACCGCCTGTTGTATTGATGCCACGAACAAGACCAAAATAAGTAACATAGCCCCATTGATTATTGGCAATGTCTTCTGTGGCAACGCCCATCACATAAGAGGCTGTTTCCGCTGTCAATCCTGTTGCTGGAGCGCCTGTTAAAGCGCCAGAGCCACCAACAGTGCCAGTAAACATAATCACTTGGCCTTCTGTAATGGCAGAAGTAGCCTTAATGCGGTAATACAACTCTTCGCCAATTTGGAGTGTGGCGTTAGAGCCAGCCATGCCCAAATTAAGCGTTTGATTACCGTCTGTGTTGTCCCACCACAAACGACCTGTTGCGCGAGTAACAGTTGCGGCAGTGTCAAATTGGATGTAATCAGTTTCTAGCTGAGTAAGCCCAGAAATCGTGCCGCCTGTAATTGCAACGTTGTTGGCGTTTTGGGTTGACATAGTGCCAAGCCCTGTAATTGCCGTGTTTGGAATGGTTGTAGATGCACTAACCGCGCTTGTGTCGTTGCCGTACAGATAGCCAGTAAGACCAAGCGTTTTGAGCGTACCAAGGGCAGCAGAACCGCCTGTGATAGCCACGTTGCTTGCGTCTTGCGTTGACATTGTTCCCAAACCAGTAATGTCTGTGTTTGGAATTGTTGAAGACGCAGAAAAAGCAGATGTGCCATTACCTTTGACGTAACCAGTTAGCGTTGTTGCGCCTGTGCCGCCATAGGAAACAGAGATTGTGCTTGCTTGCCATGTGCCAGTTGAAACTGTGCCAACACCTGTAATGCCAGTGTAAGAACCAGACAATCGAGCAGAATCAATCGTTCCCGATGTGATTTGTGTGCCAGCAATAGCAATGTCTTGGTCTGTCAGGCTGGTCAATTGACCTTGAGCGTTGACAGTAGCCGTGACGGTCTTTGACGCAGAACCTTTGGTTGCCGCAGTAACGCCAGTGTTTGTGATGCTGAACGTATTGGCTGCAAGGGTCAAACCTGTGCCAGCGTAGTAAGTGCCTGTCCCTGAGAACTGCACAAATGTGATTGGCGTGACGTTAATCGTGCCAACGTCAGCAGATGTGGAAACCCAACCCGTATTGCCTTGGGAGCCGTTTAGAACGACCATGTAAGCGCCAGGCACTTCTGACCACACATCCATGTCGGTTGCGCGTGTCCAAGCACTTGAGCCAGCAACGTAAATGCCGTTTTCAGACGATGTGCCTTGATTCTTGACCAAAACCCTGTCACCAGCCAATGTGGTGTAAGTGTCAATGGTCTGCAAGCCTGACAACGTGATGTTGGCAGTTGTAGCGCATTTAACAGCTTGTTTAGGGTTTAGACCTTGAGCAACGGCATCAACATACGCTTTGTTGGCAATGTCAGTGTTGCCGCTTGGTGCAGTTGAAATCGTGCCTGTGGTTGTCGCCACATTGGTAAACACGCCAGTTGAAGGCGTAGTAGCACCGATTGTTGTTGAATCAATGGTGCTGTTGGTGATGTGCAACCCAGATTGGTCTGGGTTCACAGTCGCATAAAACGGCTGTCCCTGACCAATGAAGGTTTGAAATTCACCGTCAACAGAAAAATACGCCTGAACAGGCAGTAAGTTCTGGTTTTCGGATTCGGCGGGTTCAGCCATGAATCACCTTAAAAAGCGATTGGTGTAACGTAAACGATAGAAGGGCCAGCAGCCGAACCAATCATTCGCACATAAGTGGGAGTTGTTGGAACGCTAAACATGATTGCATCAGTCATCAAAGGT